ATCCAATAAATGACAGAAAGAACGACTGAAACCCAGATAATCGTCATCACAATTGAGTAACCAGCCAGTTGCTTGTCCATGTGCCCGCATCATCCAGATCGAACATAAATGATGGTTTACCGGTGTTCACCTCGCAACGATAGCGCCGAGCCATCACTCAGTGTGCGGATGTAGGCCTGGCAAGCCTGCAGCGCGATCAGCCCCCGGTCGCCTTCGTCGGTGATGGCGATAATTCGTTGAGCATGCGCCGGGTCAAGTCGGGCTCGTACGGCTGCATGATCCACGCCGCCGGCGCCGGCGGTGGCTGGCACACCGCAGCTTTTGGCAGCGTCGGTTGCGTCGATGAGGACTGACAACCGCAGATCAGAAGTGGCAAGGCGATCGCGCAGGCGATCTTGGTTCTTTTGAGCATCGGTCATTTTCTCGAAGTAGGTTTGCTCACTGGCCGCTAGCCGCTGCTCGAGCGCCAGACGCTTGTCCTGCTCGGCCTGCTGTGCAGTGGCCGCGGCCTGGGTCAGTTGATTGAGGGTTTCGGCGTGCTGCTGGGACTGCTCGGCCAACTGCTTGCCGTAGCGCCAGTCCTGAAACTGCCAGGCGCTGCCGGCGCCGATCAGCACCAGCGCCAGCGCGCCGATCAGCTTCCATGGAATCAATGGCATAACCCCTCCTCCCAACCCGGCAAATCCACTGTCTGGCCTGCCAGTGCATGAGTACAGTCGCCTAGGAACTGAATCCGTCCGTTGGTAACAAACGAGTGGCACACCTTCCCGAAGCGGCTGGCATAGACCGCTTCGCGACCGCCGGATGCATAGATGGCGTCATATTCCTGCTCTTCATCTGGGGTCATGACAGTGCGACCTTCAGGCGCGCCGGTGGTCCTTGCCAGTACTGAAGGCGTGAATGTCGGCGCATCCGGATTGCCGTTGTAACCCCAATTCGGGCCGGGCGTGTTGGGGCTGTTCACCTTGATGCTGTGCGGGCCGCCACAGCCGGGGCAGAAGAACCACACCGAACCGTCTCCTGCCTGGCCCAGGCATCGCCCAATCGTTTTAATAGTCATGGCACATCCTTGAAGAATACGTGGCCGCCCAACTTGAGAGTCTGCTTGGCCTTCGCCGCCCAAGCCGGCGCCTTGATGCTGGTCGCGTAATAGTGCGTGGCGCCGCCGGTGGGATCCGGCACTTTGCCGTCGATCACCTGGTCAGCAGCGATTCGGCATTGCGCCAGCTCGCGGAACGGGATTTCCTTCACGCCGATCAGGAACTGATAGTTCGGATCGGTCTTGTTCCAGCAACTGAACTGGTACGGCTTCTGGCAGACCCCGGCGTAGCCCTCGCCCCACCACGAATTGGTCTTGCCGTCGAACACGCGGTTGCGGATCGTCCACGCCACGGCGATCTGGCCGGCCGTGCCTTCGCCGCGAGCCTCCCCCCAAATCGTGCGGGCAAGGATGTCGCGGTCTTTTTCGGTTACAGGCATCACTTTTCTCCAGGCAAAAAAATACCCGCTCGATGGCGGGCTCTTTGAATCGATGTGAATCAGATAAGTGGTTCTGTCTCGACGGTACCGCCATCTTCCGAGGGCGGCGGCGGAACGTATGGCGCGGCTGGAGGCATTTCGAGCCGGACGTCGATCCAGTTATCCAGAGGCGCCTCAATCAGCGGGCCCGGGATCTGTTCAAGGTCGCCATCATCAGTCAGCCTGTACTTGACCCTCCGAAATTCGACAATGATAGAGCCATCAGGCTGGTTTTCTCCGGCGGCCAGCCCCAGCAACTTGCCGCCGTTCCGGTCAGACGGTGAGTTCACCTGCCAGCCGTCGACGGCAAGACCAAGACACCCAGAAATCAGATATCGGCCAAGCTCAAGACGCTCAACCACTACACCCTTTGCCTCGTCGTTGACTGCGCCATATCCGGCGACAGTGAAGCCATCAAGCAGATCATCTCGCGTCGTGTTCGAAGGATCGCTGATGCGGACAATCGGCGAGGCTTTTTTAATGAAGCCGCTGCCATCGACGGTGGTATTGCCGGTATTCCAGAAATAGACCCATGGCGTCGCTGAGCTCAAATCCATCTGGAGATTTCGAGTAGCGAAGCCTGGGCCGTTCACCTGGATCGCGATCTGCGTTTTGATGCGGACATCAGACCCATAAAGGATGTTGATTCCGTTTGCGTACCATCCGGATGAGCCGGTGATAGGCCCCCCAATGGCTTGGGGCTGATTGCTAAACCCGGTCGTGTTGGCGTTGTTCCATGTAGATTCGGCGAGTGATGGGCCGCCCCAACCAAAATCCCCAACTTTCAACACTCGACCTATGGTCGGGTCAGCGGTCGACGCGGTCAATGTCAGGCCAAGGCCTGCACGCGCTGCCACTTGTGTGGTTCCGCCGGTACCGCCCTGCGCCACCGGCAAGGCTGCCGGAAGAGTGAGAGGATTACCGCTCGCACCCAGCGCCGCGTAGAGCTCGTCGAAATTGCCCTGGGTTTTGGTAAACGCACTGCGAGGCGTATCGCCGCCCACGCCGGTAGGAGCAGTGCCGAGATTGATCGTCTGCTTTGCCATGAAATATTTCCGTTTGTTTGAAGCGCCGCGGTTTAAGCCACCAGCTTGGCGCAGAGAAATGGCCGGTGTCCCTGATCAGTCCAAGCCGTAAAGGCTAGGCTGTACATCATGATTCGGCCGTTTGCGTAATCGACCCCGAGTGCGCAACCGCCACCGGTTCCATCGTTGTGGCAGTTCATCGTGAAGGGGTTGAGGGACACATACTCCCCAACACCGAGCGCCTTATTGATTCCCCAGATGTACCGGCGCCCGACGCTCAGTTGCTCTGTACCCAGATAAGTCCAGTTGCCAGCGGCGAACGTGACGACGACCGCGGGCGCGCCACTGTCGTAGACGAGCGCGCCTTCACCGTCCCAAAGGCGCATCCCGTACGTGGCGGTACCCATCGAAGCCCATGCAGCAACGAAATACTGACCGCTCAGGGTTTCGTTGACCTTTGATGCGTTCATGGCAAAACCAGTCCAGTTACCCGGACCGCCGGTGAACCACACAGAAATGGGAACCTGAATCGCACCGCCCTGATCAGGACGAATGAACACCATTGGCGGGTCTTGGCTGGTCACCGCCCGGGCAAACGTTCCTGATGCTGTTGCAACGCCGGAATAGGTGCCTTTGGTGAGGACGCATAACCTGGGTGCCTCGGAATCGATTTGAACAAACGAGTTGTCGTTGATGCTCTGAAAGCCAAAAGTCATGTCCCGTACCTGATAGCGAAGCCTTTCGCGACAATTCGCGTCGCGGTCGTCGAAGCACTGGCTGATGGGTTTTTGTTCCTCACAACAACCTGGCCAGCTGAAGTGGTCACGTAGGGATATGACTTGCTGTTTCCCAGGCCATCGGTTTCCGACGCTTGTACGTCCTGCCCCCTCGTCGGGATGATCATGAACACGCAGTTGGCCGGGTTGAAGCCCGGAATGTTGAGCGTGTAGCTGGGAACAGCCCCACTGAAATCGATCACGCCCTGCCAGATCACCTGGTAGGTAAAGCTGTTGGTGTCCATGGCAAGCTGACCATTCCCGTCAAAGACGCGCAATCCAAATAAAGCCATTGATCACCCCAGATAGCCGAGACGAACACGCAGCACGTTGTTGGCGTCGTAGACGGAGACGTTCAGCGAGTTGATCACCAGCCGTCCCTGCCCTGGCACGATGCCGTTGATCTCCAGCGTCCCGTCTTTGTTGAGAATCCAGCCTTGCTGGCCGGCGATGTAGTTGGTGGAGCTGATGTAATTGCCGATTTTTGCGTTGGTGATGGTGCCGTCCAGGATGAAAGCCGAGTTGAGAAATACCTGCCCCCCCTGCACCGCGAACGGCACCGACGTAGCTCCGCCTGCAATCGAGTTGACGATGGCGAAGCGATCAGCGCTGACCAGGAATTGGCTCTGCAAACCGGCGCCGGTGTTTTCAATCCCAAGACCGATGCCGGCGGCGACGTATTGCCCGCCGGCGGTGACCTGCATCTTCACGGACCACATCGTTGAGGCCTTTCCGTCAAGCGTGGCCACAGCCTGGCTGACGGTCTGCACTGTGGCGCTGTTCTTGTTCACGTCCACCTGCACGGTGTCGATTCGCTTGGCAGTGGCAATTCCGTCCTCAAGCCTCGCTGACTGCTCCGACCACACTCCCACATAAACCTGGTCAGAGCCGGCAAATCCTTCGGTGTCGCCAGCGAGCGCGGGATTCACCTGCACGTAGACGCCATCAAGTTTTGACGCCTGCGCGGTCAACTGGTCTCCCTGATGCTCGATATCCAGCGTGTTTTTCGAGACCTGTGCCGCCAGCGCGTTGGCCTCCTCTAAGACCTGTCCGATGTCATCCCAATACGTTGGGTTCGGCGGCGTGGTGTTGACTGGTACCGCCTGCGCAGCCTGATACAGGCGACGCCCAACCCGCACCGTGTCGCTTTTCAGATAAGTTGACGCAGGGTCGTACTCGAGCGCATCGGCGATATTGTCGATCTGCTCTTGAAGTCCGGGAATCTTGTCGATCTCGTCGAGGATGTCCTGGCCGAGTTCCGTGCGGCCAATCTCTCCGGCGATCATTTCAAGAATGTCGCCAGCGTTCGCGCTGGACTGCCCCTGAACACCCATGCCGATCGGATACCACGGCCCGATGTTGCCAATTTTGTCGACGATCCGGCCCCAGAAGTAGAACGTCACGCCAGCACGCAGGCCGAGCATGGAGAAGTCACTCTGCGGATAAGCCAGGTCTGTCAGCTTGGTCGCGGCATCCAGTTCGGTAGTAGGCCCATACCAGATTTCAGTCCTCTGGCTGTCCTCGGCGCCAGCAGGAAAACCCCACTTCAGGTAGATGCCGAACAGCAACGGTGTGGCCGTCAAGTACGACAGCGCCGGCGGCAACCCCTGCTTTCCGCTGAGGTTGGTCAGGATCGAGTTGCGCCACGGCGACGAGATGTCGAACGCACTCACCGCGCGGACCCGCGCCACGTAGGCACCGGCGTAGATACCGACCACGTCGACGTTGGTCATGCCAGTGCGCTGCAGCTTGATCCAGTTGCCGCTGTCCTTGCGCCACTCCACGTCATAGCCGACGGCGCCGTCCACAGCAGGCCAACTGATGGTCATGGTGGCCACGGCCAAACCCTGCACCACCGACGACGTCGACGTGAGGGACACGCTTGCCGGCGCCGGAACCACGGTGATCGGGATCACGCTGATCGGCCGATCCTCCAAGCGAGCACCGGTGTCGATGTGAGCGAACTTGGTCGGCTCGAACTGCAGGGCGGTGAATTCGTAGTCGCCTTCAGTGGTACGTTTCCGACGAAGCACT